AGAATAGAGTTTGGATACTGTGAAAACTTACAAGATGCACTTAGATATCAGGGCCAATCATATACGTGGATCGGTGTGGACGAGCTTCCGCAATATCCTAACTCAGATATATGGCATTTTCTACGGTCATCGTTAAGAACGGTAGATACAAGTATACCTCTGCAAATGAGGGCAACAGGAAATCCAGGAAATGTAGGATCGGCTTGGGTGAAGAAGATGTTTATAGATCCTGCACCACAAGGTAAAAGGTTTGTAGAAGAAGTTAGGTTTAATGCCAATGGACAGGAAATAGTATCTGGTATTAGCCGTAAATTTATAGCAGCGTCAGTATGGGATAATCCGTACTTGACACAAGACCATAGTTATGTATCAATGTTGGGGTCATTGCCCGAAGCAAAACGCCAACAGTTTTTATATGGGAATTGGGATGTTGTCGAGGATGGAGCGTTTCCAGAATTTAATAAAGAAACTCACGTTGTCGAATCTTTTCAAATACCTTCAGGATGGACCAAAGTCAGATCTTGCGATTTTGGTTATTCTTCTCATTCTGCTGTGCTTTGGGGAGCTATTGATTATGACGATGTACTATGGATTTATCGTGAGCTTTATGTCAATCAGCTAACAGCAGATAAGTTAGCATGGGCTATACTGGATGCAGAAGAAGATGACGGTAAGATATATGATGCAGTATTAGACTCATCATGTTGGGCAAAGCGAGGGGATGTAGGTCCATCTATAGCAGAGACATTAAATAGAGAGGGTTGTAGGTTTAGACCTTCTGACAGATCTCCAGGATCTAGAGTTGCTGGTAAAATAGAAATACACAAACGCCTACATATTGATGAAGAAACAGAAGAACCAAGATTAATAATATTAGATAACTGTCGTAATTTAGTTAGTCAGTTACCTGCACTTCCTCTAGATAAACGTAATCCAGAGGATGTTGATACTAAGTCTGAAGATCACTTGTACGATGCGCTAAGATATATGGTAATGTCAAGGCCAATGAACAAGACAACAGCGTGGGAGCATATTCCTAAACAGCGTTGGAAGCCATCAGATAATATGTTTGGATACTAAATGAGTGACGATTTTTTAGATACTGATGAGAATACAGCACTAGAAGATGCTGATGATCAAAATCAATTTAACGATCTTCTAGGGTATATTGATAAAAAATATACGACAGCTAAAAGCTCTAGGTATAATGATGAGACACGATGGTTACAGTCGTACAGAAACTATAGAGGTATCTATGGTCCTGATGTAAAATTTACAGATGCAGAAAAATCTCGCGTATTTATTAAAGTAACTAAAACAAAAGTACTTGCTGCGTATAGTCAGTTGTGTGACGTACTGTTTAGTCAGAATAGATTTCCCATAGGTATCGAGCCAACTACATTACCAGAGGGTGTAGTAGATACTGCACATATAGATCCAAAAGAACCAGCAGGTATAACTGAGCCAGAGATGCCAGATATTCCTTTAGTGTACGGTTTTCCTGGAGATGGGCTGGAGTTAAGTGGTGGAGACACTGCTGAAACACTCATGGCAAAACTAGGACCATTAGAAAACAAACTAAGAGATATAGAAAATTTACAAGAAGGTCCAGGCGAGACACAATCTTCTATTACATTTCAACCTGCAATGGTTGCAGCTAAGAAGATGGAGAAGAAGATTAGGGATCAGCTAGAAGAGTCTGCTGCAACTAAACATCTTAGATTTGCTGCGTTTGAGTCAGTTCTATTTGGTACTGGTATTATGAAGGGGCCGTTTGCTTTTAACAAAGAGTATCCTAACTGGAATGACGAAGGTGATTATGATCCAGTGGTTAAGACAATACCTAAAGTAGAGTATACCTCTATCTGGAACTTCTATCCTGATCCAGATGCAATAAATATGGAAGATGCTATGTATGTGATTGAGCGTCACAGAATGACACGATCACAAGTAAGAGCATTAAGAAAGCGTCCATTCTTTAGAAAGTCTGCAATAGATAGGGCTATCGAGTATGGTGAGAGCTATACTAGAGAATGGTGGGAAGATGATATAGAGTCCGATAGTTATGGTATGGACTCAGATGCAGGTGATCCACATACAGGCATTGAGCGTTTTGAAGTAATAGAGTTTTGGGGTACAGTAGATACAGAGATGGCTCTTGAAGCTGGTATCAAATTACCAAGAGAACTTAAAAAGCTAGAGGAGATACAGATAAACTGTTGGGTGTGTAATGATGAAATACTACGATTAGTAATAAATCCATTTACACCTAAACGTATTCCGTACTGCTCTGCACCCTATGAGATTAATCCGTACAGTTTCTTTGGTATAGGTCTTGCAGAAAACATGGACGATACCCAAACACTTATGAATGGTTTTATGAGACTTGCAGTAGATAACGCTGTATTGTCTGGTAATTTACTTATAGAAGTAGACGAATCAAATCTAGTTCCTGGCCAAGACTTGACAGTATATCCAGGAAAAATTTTTAGGAGACAAGGTGGCGCACCTGGACAAGCAATATTTGGAACTAAGTTTCCAAATGTGTCAAGTGAAAATATGCAGTTATTTGATAAAGCCAGAGTGTTAGCTGATGAGTCCACTGGATTACCCTCATATTCATACGGTCAGACTGGGGTTCAGGGAACAGGACGAACTGCATCAGGGATATCAATGTTAATGGGTGCTGCCACCAGTTCTATTCGTACCGTAATTAAAAATATAGATGACTATTTATTACGGCCTATGGGAGAAGCATTGTATGCATTTAATATGCAGTTTGACTTTGATCCTTCTATAAAAGGTGACTTAGAAGTTAGGGCTAGGGGTACTGAGAGCTTTATGAAGAATGAAGTTAGATCACAACGTCTGATTACATTCTTACAAATTGCAAGTAATCCAGTACTCGCACCCTTTGCTAAGTTTCCTTATATCATGCGAGAGATCGGTAGAACTATGGATCTGGACGTTGATAAGATTACAAACAATCCAGAAGAGGCTATGCGTCAGGCAGTATTAATGCAACAAATGCAACAACAAATGCAACCAGAAGGTCCACCAGCAGGAGCAAATCCAAATGATCCTACAGGTGGAGGAGGAGGTAATATAGGTGTAGGTACTGCTCCAGGACCAGGACAACGAGGTTTTCCAACTGGAGGTGGAGCTAATGCTGGACAACGTAGACCTGCACCGCAACAAGGAGTAGCGAATGCACCCCAACCTAGCCAAGGCGTTGCTGCCACTGGTCAACCAACAAGACTTCAATGATTTATTTCAGGAGTACATAGATCTTAAAATAGAGCAGACAGTTAGAGAGTTTGAACAAAGTGATGTAGATAGTAGTATGTGGAAAGCTCAAGGTAAGTTGCATGTTTTGAGAAAGATACGAGACATGAAAACTGAAGTTAGATCTACAGCAGAAAGAAACTGGAAGTAATTATGAGCAAAGCTAAAGCAGCTCAGTCTGTTATGAATTACTTGAGAAAGTTATTTGATGACTTACCAGATCAGGTAAAAAAAGATTTACCAGAGCAACCTAAAGGAGGTGGGTTACGAGTATTTCATGGATCAGATAAAGAATATCAAACTATGGATATTAGCGCTGCTCGTAAGCAAGATCAGTTTTTAGGAGAAGGTTTTTACTTTACTATAGATCCAAAGATTGCAAAAGAATATGCAAACATGAGAGCTATAAATCAATTAGAAAAACTTAGTCCAGAACAAAGAGCTAGAATACCAGAATTAATACAAAAAAAATTAGTTACCCCTAAAGAAGTAAAAGAAGGTGCAGTACATAATTTTAAAGGTGAAATAGTAAAAGTAGATGGTATATTAAAAAACAAAAATGTAGAAGGTAAATCTTTAGGTAATTTAGGACAGAATGTAAAAGAATTTGAAATAGATGTTAAAAAACCTTATGTAGTTAAAACTGAAAAACAAAGAAGAGAACTAAAAGATAAAACAGCAGAGTTAAAAGCTCAAGGTTATGACTCTGTAGTTTTTGACAGTTTTAAAGACAGATCTAAACAGATTATGGTTTTTCCAGAATATATAGATAAAATAAAAAAAGTAGGTGCTTTTGAAACATTATTTAATAAAGGCGGTACAACTATGAAAAACAATCCACCAGTAGGTTCTTTCCCAGAAGAGGTAGCAGATGATATACCTGCAATGATCTCTGAAGGTGAATTTGTAATACCAGCAGACGTTGTAAGATATGTTGGTTTAGATAAGATCCATTGTATGATGCGAGATGCAAAGATGGGTTTAAAAGCTATGGAGCATGAAGGGCTTATAGTGGATGTAGATGAAGAGGGTAGACCAGAAGAACCTCAAGAAGAACCTAAAGGAGAAGTGGCTATAATAGATGTAGTCCAGATAGAAAAGGCTGAACCAATGGTAAAAGAACTTAAAGAGGGTGGTGTAGTTTCTCCTATACTTAATCCTGAAGAAGAGGTAAACGTAATGAACCAAGGAGGAATGCTGACACAAACATTAGCTCCTGATGGATCTTTAGTAGAGTTTCAAGAAGGTGGTATGGTTGATCAAATGAATGCTATGATGGGTGAAGAAATGCCACGAGAGGCTCCTGATATGGCTCAAGAAATGCCTCCTGCACAAACAGATCCTATGCCAGATGTACCTACGTTAAATGCTCCATTGGCTCAAGTTATAAAT